TGCACAGGGGAGCAAAGACCCCAACGAATATGAGATGGGGCCGGGCACCATGAATGTGCTGGAGCCGGGTGAGGATGTGACCTTTGCAAGTCCGACCCACCCCAACACAGGCTTTGACACCTTCATGCGCTCCCTTTGTGAGCAAGTGGGTGCCGCTTTGGAAATCCCTGCCGACCTTCTGCTGATGGCCTTCAATTCCAGTTATTCGGCAAGCCGTGCGGCATTGCTGGAGGCTTGGAAGGGCTTCAAGATGCGGAGGGAATGGCTGGCGGATGACTTCTGCCGCCCTGTCTATGAACTGTGGCTGACAGAGGCCGTGGCCCGTGGCCGCATCTCTGCGCCGGGCTTCTTGACCGACCCGCTGATTCGACAGGCATACCTTGGCAGCGAATGGATTGGCCCCTCGCAGGGGCAGCTTGACCCGACCAAGGAAGTGCAGGCATCTGTCATGGCTATCGAAAATGGCCTGTCTACCCATGAGGCAGAGGCCGTGAAGTTGAACGGCAGCGAGTACGCACGAAATGTGGACAAGTTGGCCGTGGAAAACGAACTGCTTCGGCAGGCAAACGGCGGAGAAACCGCACCGAAACAAGAGCCGCCGCCCAATAGCGGCGAGGGAAAGAAGGAGGGCGACAATGCCGATCCCGATGTTTAACAATGGGGCTGTGAAGCCCTACACCATCGCTATGGTGGGCGACAACGATGCCGAGATTAACCTCTACGGCGAAGTGGTTGACCGCCACCCTGTGGATTGGTGGACGGGCGAGAAAATCCCCGGCAATTTCATCGCCTTGGATGAGTTCCTCAAAGACCTTGACGAACTTAGCACCAAGGACAACATCACCATCCACATCAATTCTGTGGGCGGCAGCCTGTATGCAGGCCTTGCCATCTACAACCGCCTCAAGGGGCTGGATGCCAATGTCATCACCGTCAATGATGCCCTTGCAGCAAGTGCCGCAAGCATCATTTTCATGGCGGGCAATACCCGCAAGATGAACGCAGGCAGCAACCTCATGATTCACGGTGCCGCTGGCTTCCTTTATGGCTATTACCAAGTGGGTGATTTGCAGGATGCCATCAAGGCATTGGATGCCCACAACAAGACGGGCATTGCCGTCTATGCCGAACGCACGGGCAAGGATGAGGCCGAGATCACCGAAATGGTGCTGGCTGAAACTTGGATGACCGGGCAGGAGGCCGTTGATGCTGGCTTTGCCGATGAAGTCATCGGCAGCGAGGAAGAGGTCACCATGAGCCTGTCCCCGGACAAGCGGTTCATCGTGTCCAATGGTGTGGCAATGTCCACCCACGGCATGGCTTCTATGCCTGCCGCTGCCGCCGTCATGACCAATGAGCAGATGGCGGCTTTTATGCGTGTATCTCCTGCCGAGGTGCAGGATACAAATGACCCCAAAAACAACACAGGAGGTAAAGAAATGGCAGATTTCAAGACCGTGGAAGAACTGCGTAATGCTTGCCCCGACCTCGTAAGTGAGATCGAGCAGGCTGCAAAGGCTTCCGCAACCGAAGAGGGCATCGCTTCCGAACGTGCCCGCATCAAGGGCATCGAAGCCATCGAGGCCGCCATCGGCGACAAGAAGATGGTCAGCGATGCCAAGTACGGCGAGACCCCCCTCACCGCCGAGCAGCTTGCCTTTAAGGCTATGCAGGCACAGGCCGCCATTGGTAGCACCATGGTGACCAAGATGGAAGAGGACACCGCCGCTGCTGGTGTTGAGGATGTCGATCCCGCACCCGCAACCGATGTCAAGACCGAAGAAGAAAAGGAAAACGATGCAATCAACATGATTGCAAGTTTCCGCCCCAACAAGAAGGAGGACTAAAACCATGGCAAACAATGTGAAAATCGGCGAACTGACCTATGCCAACTACATCGCCAGCAACGATGTGCCCATCGTCACCGGCCTGCGCACCATCGTTGCAAATGCTGGCTCTCTCAAGGCTGGCACCGCTCTGGGCATCGATGCCAATGGCAAGATGGCCATCCTTGGCACCGCCAGCACCACCGCAAACTGCATCCTTGCAGAGGATGTAGAAGTCGGCACCGCAGATGTCAAGGCTCTTGTCTATTTGGCAGGCCATTTCTGCGGCAACAAACTGGCTGTCAAGGCTAGTTACACCATCACCGCAACCGATGTCGAGAACTTCCGCAAGGAAGGCATTTATCTCGCCGATTCCGTGAACTAAGGAGGAAACAAACATGAACATTTATAAAACGACTACCATGATCGGTGCCATCAAGCAGATGGCTCCTGTGACCTCTTTCCTGCGTGACCGTTATTTCCCCACCACTTCCGCTGACCTTTTCCCCAGCGAAGAGGTGCTGGTGGAACAGAAGAACGGCAGCAACCGCAAGATGGCACCCATCGTTGTTGACGGCCATGACGGCATCACCGTTGGCCGCAATGGCTACAAGTCTTTCCGCATGGAACCTCCCATGGTCGCTCCCAAGCGGGCACTCACCATCAACGATATGCGCAAGAAGGGCTTCGGCGAGGCTCTGTTCTCCGACATGACTCCCGATCAGCGGGCAGCCATGCTGCTGGCACAGGACCTCACCGAACTGGATGAATTCCACACCAACCGTGAGGAATACATCGCCGCAAAGTGTATGTTTGAGAACGGCTACACCCTGCGCCAGTATGCTGACGAGTACGGCGATGCCGCCAACTTCAAGCCCTATGACATGAAGTTCTTCGAGGGCGATGTTAACCCCGCCACCTACACCCCCGGTGTAAAGTGGGACGGCACCTCTTCCGACAAACTGGCTGACATCTACCATATGATTCGTATGCTGACTACCAACGGCAATGCCGCCACCGATGTCCTGCTGGGTGCCGATGCTGCCGATGCTCTGCTGGCTGACGAAAAGTTGCAGAAACTGTTCGACCTCAACCGCTTTGACATCGGCTCCGTTTCTCCCCAGCTGATGACCAACGGTGCAGCCCTGCTGGGTGTGCTGAACATCCGTGGCCACCGCATGAACATCATCACTTATGATGGCACCTATGAGGACGAGGTTACTGGCGAAGTGCTGCCCTTTGTTCCCGCAAAGAGCATCTGCGTGACCGCTCCCGGTGCTGGCCGTGGTCTGTATGGCTGCGTTACCCAGACCGAGCAGGGCGATGACAGCACCCATTCCTACATGGGCCGCCGTGTGCCTCGTTACTGGACGGACAAGGCAGGACAGGAGCTGCGCCTCGCATCCCGTCCCCTGTTCATCCCCAAGACTCAGAACCCCTTCATTACCGCCACCGTGCTGGACTAATCAGCAGCGGAAGAAAGGAGCATGAGGCATGATTAAAATCATCGTTGGAGTCTACGGCCATTACACGGGCGGCAAGGTTGTCCCCAAGGATGCCACCGCCGCCCCCTTTGAACTGACCCCCGAGCAGGAAGCACGGCTGGTCAGTAAAGGCATTGCAGAGTATGTGGATGCACCCGTCAATGCCACCGAGGAAGAGACGGAGGAAACCGCAGAAAAGGCACTTGAGGATATGACCAAAAAGGAATTGGCAGAAGTTGCCGCCGAGTATGGTTTGACCTTCAAGAACAACGCAACCAAGGCCGACATGGTGGCCGCCATCAAGGAGGCACAGGAAATCCCCGATGCAGAGGATGACCTCGATGCCCCCGACCTCGACCCCGCCGCATCCGTGGTGGAATAATGGGCGGCTTCAAGGACATGGTGGCAAATGACCGCTCCTTGGTGTTCCTCGACATCGACACATTTGGTGAACGAGCCAATGTGGAGGGGCGGGACATTGCCATCGTCATTGATAACGCACAATTGAAGCAGAGGCAGGGTGGTGCGGAACTCGCCATAGCGGATTCCGCCACCTTGTTTTATGCAAGGGTCGAGGATTTGCCCCCTGCAAAGGCACCGGGCGAAAGCCTCAACATCAACGGCAGGGAGTGCATCGTGGATGATTGGACGGAGGACATGGGCATTGCAACCGTGTCCCTCCGTGAGGTCATCATCGCATAGGAGGTGGAAGGATGTCTGTTGTTTGTGTGCTGGATGCCATTGCGGCATGGGTGCAGGAAAATATCTGCACCGAAATCCAGTTGAAAGTCCCGGCAGAGGATCGGGAGCCGACAGATGCGGGGTATGAGTACGAACTCGCCACCCCTGCGGCATTCCCCTTGTATGTTCCTGCAAAGGACAAGCTGCCACCCGGCATTCGTTCCCCGTTCCCGTCCGTCTGTGTCCGTTTCATGGAAGGGCAGGAAGCATTGACCGCCCACGGCGGCACCATGGATGTGCAGTTGTGTTTTTCCGTGTGGAATCCCGGAGAGCATGGCGAGGACATCCTGCACCCCGTGGAGGGGAAACGGAACACCTTCAAAAGGTGGACAGGCCCGGAGGCCGTGGCTCATTTCCGCCGCAACGGCGAAGGCTGGCGAGATGCTTGGAATTTCGTTGACATCGCCCTGCGAAAGTTGGGCAATGCCGTGTCCGTTGGCGGCTGCGAACTTGACCGCAGCACACCCATCAAATATGGCCCTTTGACGGAGCAAGGGGAAATCGTGGAGGCTTTCCCTTGCTGGTTTGCGTGGGTGTCTTTTACCGTCAATTACACCATCCGCAGAAATGCTGCGGAAATCGAAAATCTTCTCTAAAGGAGGAAGTTGCAAATGTCCATTTATAAGCACGGCAGCTACGGAGAATTTGCCGCCAGCATCAGCATGGCCGCAGGCACCTCCGGCACTATTGCCGTCTACATTGGCACCGCCCCGGTCAACCTCGTCCGGGGCTATGCAAATGCCGACCTTGTCAATGCCCCCGTTCTGCTGAAGAGCATGGCGGATGTGCGCTCCAAGATCGGCTACTCGTCCAATTGGGGCAAGTTCACCTTGGCCGAGGCATTCAATGCCCACTTTGCCGGGGCTGACAACATCGGCCCCATCGTGGCCATCAACGTTCTCGATCCCGCCGTCCATAAGGTAGCCCAGCAGACCACCGTCCAGTTGGCTTTTACCAATGGCCGTGCAACC